CGCAAGTCAGATATGGAGATGACTTGCTTGAATGGGGCACGGATCAATTTCTTAGGCTTAGACGATCCCGAAAAACTGAAGTCTATTGAAGGTGTTGATACTGTCTGGTGTGAGGAAGCCACCGAACTTAGCCGTGAGGATGTCGAAGAGATTAACCGAAGGCTCAGGGGTAATTACCCGTTTCCGAAGCGTCTGATATTAAGTTACAATCCGGTTTCAGTTCGCAACTCGATCTACCGGATGTTTTTTGAGGATCACCAGCCAAACACCCGGCTTGTCAAAACGACGTGGCGCGACAACCGGTATTTAGACGAAGAGAGCAGGCGGGTTTTAACCGGCTACCGTGATGGCAGCAATGCGGATATAGTTTATAACCTTGGGCAGTGGGGACGGTTAGAAGGGCTGGTTTATGACCATCCTGAAACGGTCAAGGGGTTTCCGGTTTGCGACACGCTGGCTTATGGTCTTGACTTTGGGTATAACAACCCGACCACGCTGATTAAGATCGGGATTAGGGGTGAAGACGACCTGTTTATTGACGAACTCCTGTATGAGCGCAATCTTACAGAGGATGACTTAAAGAAAAGGTTGAGCAACCTTCACCTATCTAACGATATAGTCATATGGGCGGATAGCGAGGCGCCGGGAACAATCGAAACACTACGGCGGGCGGGATTCAATGTCCGGCCGGTCAATAAGACGAAGTACAAAGTGACCGAGGGCATCGCCCTTGTGAAGGCTCGGAAGTGGCACGTGACGGAACGATCTATCAATGTGCTGAGGGAGGTGGATATGTACCAGTGGGACACCAGCGGCAAGGCAGAAAAGGACACACCGATTAAAAATAACGACCACGCAATGGACGCGATCCGTTACGCGGTAATGAGTTCACAGTCAGGTAATCAGGACGTGTATTTCTTTTGAGTTGGATTAAAGACATATTCAAGCGGGCAGGCACGCCGGTTCCATCTACGAATAACGCGATGTGGACACCGGTTAGTATGGGCAATTGGGGTGGGTCAATCTACGACCGCACTTTTGAACGCTTATGCAATGAGGGCTTCCGCAATAATATCCTTGTCCACCGGTGCATGTGGCTGATAGCGACCAACTGCATGAAGTTCCCGCTCCTCGTAGTGAATAGCAAAGGCGAGACGGTTCCCAATTCTCCCGCCCTGAATCCGATTAACAACCCATCGCCTCAGCAGAGCGGATTTATACACGGTGTTCTGAAGTGGTATTCGCTCTATCTTGCCGGGTCGTCTTACGAGTACAAACTCCGCTCGGCATCTGGCAAGGTTGTAGGGCTTCAGTTGCTGCAACCTAACTACCTCCTCCAATACGTTCCCCCTACTGCGGAACAAGCCTTGCAGGGCTACATCATCGGGGCTTATCGCTTCACCATGCGCGACTCGATGGGTAACGCCACGGTGATTGACATACCAGCATCCGACATTATCCACACACGGCTCCCGGACCCACTTAACCCGGCCGGAGGTATATCTCCTCTCGCGGCCGCATACGCCTCACTCAGGACTGATAACGAGGCAAGCGAGTACATTTATTGGACGTTTAAGAATCGGGGCAAGAACCCGTCTATCATTATGAGGACGATTAACCAGCTGAACGATTCTGTAATCGCAAAGATCAAGGCATCGTGGGAAACGGCATTCAGTGGTGAAAAGCGTGGCGGCGTTGGGGCAATGCCTCCCGAAGTGTCTGCGATTGAGCAGTTGTCTATGACCATGAAAGATTTGGAATTCCCGGAACTACGCGGAATGGACGAGTCAAGAATCTGCATGGCTTTCGGTGTGCCTCCGATTCTTGTAGGTGCTAAGATCGGCATGGAGACAACGGCGGATACTAACGTCGAACAGCAACAGCTTCTCTTCTACGAAAACACCATTGAGCCTAACCTTGCGTTCGCGGCATCGTCTTACAACTCCTCCTTAATGCCGGAGTTTGATCGGTTCTTAAAGTATGAGTACGATCTGACTAAATCTCCGACTATGATGAAGATCGCCCAGCTTCAGACCAAGACCAAGACGGATCAGGTGCTCGGCGGACTAATAACCCTGAATGAGTGGCGGACAGCAACCGGCTATAAAGAAGACCCGAAAGGCGATTACTACCTCCGGCCCGGAAACAAGGCTGTAGTGCTATTTGGAACTACGGAACCAATTAAGCAACTCGAACCCCCTCCGGCAAAGACAGACACGGCTCGCTCGCGCGGATGCACCTGTGGCAAGACTCATAAGCGGACGGTCAAGCGGTCGTTCACTGATAAGGAATATGCTCGGCGGTTACGCATCGCCGGGGCGCGGTTGTCTATGGCTATGGATTGGATTAGCCAAGTGCGTAGTTGGGCCGATGGTGAACTGAAGAGCGAATACAGCGACATCCTTTACATTGTGGACAAGCAGGCAACCAAGAAAAGGTCACAACGGGCTTATACAGACGCTCCCGATATAGATGAACAGATCGCCATGATACAAGACCTCGAAGGTCAGAAGCCGGTCTGGCAGGGTCGGATTATCAGCACCGTCTCTACCGGATGGATGCGTGACCTGTTTGAGCAGGCGGGTATATCGGCACTCAAGGAGCTCGGCGTCGAGGGGATCGCTATTGACATAGAGTTCTCAATGGTCAATCCGGCAACCGTCGAATACGTGCAGGGCTATAGTTACCAGTTCGCTCAGAAGATAAGCCAAAGCACCGCGGATCAAGTTCGCACGTTATTCGGGCGGGTAACTACAGAGGGTATGAGTTACGACACTATCAAATCCGAACTACATTCGATCTATGAGGGATGGAGTTCGAGTCGTCTGGACATGATTGCCCATACTGAGTCTCTCCGGGCAGCCAACGCGGGTGCATTAGAAGGATACCGACAGGCGGGGGCAGTCAAGAAGGAATGGAACGCGGCACTCGGTGACGCTTGCCCAGACTGTGAGGCATTAGACGGCACGGTTGTTGGGATAGAAGATTACTTCGTGGGGGTGGGAGAGCAACTACCAGAAACAGGCACGGTCAATACTTACGAGCCCATTGAATACGGTAACGCTCACCCAAATTGCCGGTGTACGATTGTCCCGGTGTTCGATTTTGACGAGGAGAAATAGATGGACGAGCAGATTAAACGGCGGTCTTGGCAACTCAGTGACGTTGTGGTCAAGCGGTCAGAAGGTGATGAGAAGCTGATAACCGTGATTGAAGGGTTCGCCGCTGCTTACGGCAACGTGGACTCTTACCATGAGATAATTGACCGTGGGGCGTTTAACGACTCCATCGCGGAGAAGCTTCCGCAAGGTCTTATCAAAATCACCGCGGATCACGCCATGTACGACTGCGACAAGGTTATTGGGATACCGGTTAAGTTAGAAGATCGGCAAATGCCGAGCGGACAGTGGGGGCTTTGGTTTAGCGGCATAGTGTCGTCGGTCAGATCAGCGCAAGACATCGCGACCAAGATGTTTGAGGGTATCCTAAACCGGTGCTCTGTCTCTAGCCATACAACCGAATGGGCTGACGACGAAAACCGCGTGATGCACAATGTCAAGATGGATCTGTTTGACATCGCGATTGTTCCTTTCGCCGCTAACACTTCCGCCGTGGTTACGGGTGTGCGGTCCGACGGCAACAAACTGACTTCAGAAGAATTGATAGATAGGCTGCGTGAGTTACAGCCGGAGGAACTTCAAAAGGTGCGCAACGCCCTTAAAGAAGAAGAAACACAAACAACTGAGGGCGTTGTGACCCTCGCAACTGAAACAGAGGTTACAGCCCTGATGGCTGACCTCGGAATAATGGGGTAAATATGGATCCTAAAAAACTTGATGCAATGACCACCGAGGAGCTCGTCGCTCTTCGCGGTCAGTATCACGACCGATGGGCGGATGGAGGAATCAAGGCGCGTGCCGAGTTCCAAAATCCGGATGGTTCGTTTAAGTACGAAGTCGGCAAGACTCCGGCTGAAGTGATGAACAAGGCGCGGGCGTTGGCTGATGAAGCCACACTGTACCGCCACGAACGCGACGCAATTGACCGTGAAATATCGGCTCGTGCATCCGTTGAAAAGATCGGCAACGGTCTGAGCCAAGGGCTGAATGATGTGTCCACTCGTGCATGGGACGAGTTCGCTGGTTGGCTTCGTAATGCGGAAAACTACAACCATCGGAAGTTTTCGATGGGCGCGGAAATGCCGACCAAGATCAATGTGGCGCACCAGTTGCGCACAATGTTCCCACACCTGACCAAACGGGCTGACTTTATCGGCACTGTTGACGCAACCACCGGTGGCGCGCTCGTG